CACTTCACGCGGATTTGCGGCTGGGTCACCCGCTCGGCGATGGAGCGGAACTCAGCAGGTCCGTCGGGTGGGTCCTCCGCCGGTTCGCCATTCTGCTCGGGCACGACCCAGACCGGCTTGCCGGCTCCGACGTTGGTCGCCCGGAAGTCGAGTTCCACCTCGTCGGTGGCCTCGTTCTCGCTGATGCCGTAGTCGCCGCGGACCGACCGGAATCGGTAGATGTTGGAATCCTCCTTGTGGTCCTTGAACACGTTGGCACCTCCTCCGACGTTCTCGCCGGTCCAGAGCTGCGCCCAGTGCTCGATGTCGCTCTGCTGATAGACCTTCACGCGGGGCGTCCCGCCGTCGTCCTCGAGCTTGAAGAGCTTCACGAAATACTCGCCGTCGCTCCCCGACCCCTCCGGGTCCTCGGGGTAGTAATGGTTGCCATCCTGGTCCTCGGCCGCGGCGAGGATCTCGGGCTCCTCGCTGATCTCGCCCATCTCGTCGGTGACGATTTTGCACCAGAGGGTGTCGCCGAATGCCATGGCGATTTGCGGCCGGGGGATGGTGTCTAGGGTCTCTTCGCCCACCTTCGGAATGTGGAACTTCACCGCCGGGGTATCGTCGGTCTTGGGTTTGCGCTCGATGACCCAGCCTTCCTTGATCGTGACCTGATAGCTGTCGTCCTTCTTCTCGATGCCAATGACCGCAAAGGGAGGCAACCCGGGATTCGGCGAGAGGCCTGGACCGGGTCGCGAATAAGCAAAGCCACCCGACGAGGCGATGAGTTCGAGCCCCGTCCCCGGTCGCGGCGTGCGCGAGGCGATGGCATCGAGCAGGGCGTTCCAGTCCTCGGCAAGGATTGGATCTCCGCGCTTCTTCTTGGGTGGCAGCCGGTTCATTCCTCGTCCTTGTAAATGTCCTCGTCCCAGCCGCCGCGGTCGCTGGCCAGCCACTCCATCTCGATCCGGTAGGACTTGCCCTCCTGCGACTGGCTCACGCCGTTGAGAAGCCAGTTGCGGCCGCCGGCCAGTTCCGGCACTTCGCCGGACGGCTCCGAGATGTTCCCGATGTCGTTGAGATCCGACGACTTCGCCGGCTTGTCGCGCACCCAGCTTTCGCGCCAGGTGACCCGCGGGCTGTAGTAGCTGGTCTGGCCGCGTTCGATCTTGCCGAGGACTTCCGTGCCCAATTCGCTCTCGATCTTGTCGCGGAGCTTGTTGCCCTGGTCGTCCTTGTCCTTGCCGGACTGGATCAGCTGGATCGCCTCGCGCTCCTTGTCCTCGATGTCCTTGTAGCGAGGATGGCTGAGCAGCGGCTCCTCTGACAGGGATAGCCCCATCGAATAGACGGCGTTGTTCTTCTCGGCGGCTTCTTCCTTTTCCTCCGCCCCGGCATACTGGCAGGTGATTTCCGCGAGGTCGCCCTCGGTGAAGCTGGCGGTGACCTGCGAAACCTGGATGAAGTTGATCTCGGGATGGACCGTGCCCGGCCGCGGCATCAGGGCGACGGCGGAACTGCGGTGGCAGAGGAAGATCTGGGTCGCGGTCCACTTGCCCTCCTTGTCGATCTGGACGGAGTAGCCCGGCTGCGGGTAGAGGCGTCCGGGCTGGATGGCAACGTGTCTCGGCATCTTGGCCGGGACACGGCGTCAACCGAAGGCCGCCTGGCCCCCGCCTCCGAGCTTGTCGACCCGCCGGTTGAGGTCGTGCAAGAGCCGGTTGGTTTCGCCGGTCAGCCGGTTGTTCTCGCGCTGCGCGTCCAGCGCCCCGGACGAGTAGCCACCGCCGCCGACCTTGCCGAGCGAGGTGACGATCGGTGCCAGCGATGAGGCGGCGGGTATGGCAGCCGAAGTTCCGGTGCCGCTGACCTTGCCCGCAGCCGCGACCGTCTTGGCGGTCTCCTCGGGCTTGGGCATCGTCTCGCGGATCGAGGTGACCACCTTGCCGAAGCTGTCCCGCAGGCCGCGGGTGTCAATGAGTTCGCTGCCGGTGGATTCGCCCGCCTTGCGGGTCGCCTCTGCTACCCGTTCGCCGAGCTGCGGAGCACCTTGACCGATCAGCCCCTGAGCGCCTTCGGCCATCTCCTTGAAGTTCACGCCGAACAGTTCCGCACCCGCTTCCCGCCGGTCCTTGAGGATGCTTGCGAAGTTGGCTTCCACGTCGCCCGCCTCGAAGCCAAGCAGATCGTTCATCCCCGGAATTTTAAGCAGTCCTTTGAGGAGGTTGGCGATCACCCATTCCATGCCGGATTGCAGATAGACGATGGGCGTCTGGAACGCGTTGAGTAGCGCGGCACCGAAGCCGGCCACTAGTCCGAGCAAGGTGGTCCCGAGGCTCTTCCACATCGCGCCGTCGGTGATCAGGTTCCAGAAGAACTCGATGGCGGCGCGGAAGCCGTTGACCAGCGCGTTCACGCCGACCGCGAAGGCGAGCTTCATGCCGGAGCTGACCAGGTCGAGAAGCTGGCCGCTCTTGAACGCGGCGATCACGAACATCACCGCCTCCTTGACCCGCTGGCCCGCTTCGGTGGCGAGGGGCGTGAGCTTCTGGACGAGCCCGATGGCCTGCTCGACCAGGGGACGGATGGCGTCGTTGATCGGTTGGCCGAGGGTCAGGAACACCTCGTTGATGCTGTCCTTGAGCGTGGAGAACAGCCCCGCGGTCGTCTTGCCCTGCGCCTCCATCATTCCCGCGAATTTGCCGCCCTGCGATGTCATCGAGATGAAGGCCCGCTCGATGGCCGGGAAGCCGACCTGCCCTGACTCGACCAGCTTCTTCACCTCCGAGTCCGACACGCCGAATTGTTTGGCGAGTTCCTGAATGATCGGGATGCCGCGGCCGGTGAGCTGGTTGATGTCCTCGGCGAAGAGCCGCCCTTGGACCCGCGCCTTGCCGTAGAGTTCCGCGATCTCATTGACTGGAGCCTGCACGCCCGCGGACACGTCGCCGATCCTGCGGAGAGTTTCCGGCACCGAGTCGGCGGATTCACCGAAGGCGATGAGCTTGCGACCTGCATCCGCCAGTTCCGGGAACTCGAACGGCGTCTTGGCACCGAGTTCGCGGAGCTTGCCGAGGGTTTGCTCCGCCTTGGCCGCGTCGCCGATCAGCGTGGTAAAGGCGACCTTGGTCTGCTCGAAATCGGCGGCGGCGGTCACCGCCTTCATGCCGACACCCACCGCAGCGGCCCCGCCGGCCATCGCCGCGCCTATGGAGGCCTTGAACGCGGTCCCGGCGACACTGAATCCCTTTTGCAAGGCGGCGGCACCGCCCCTGCCAAGACCGGCCAGTCCTGCGCCCGTGAGTCTCCCCATCCGCCGGGCCGACGCGCCGACCAGCTCGGTGGCCCCCGCCATGGCCCGCTTCAAGGCGGTGATGTCGGATCCGAGGGTGACGGTCAGGGCGCTCATGCGCCGGGGGTGGAGTCAACTCGATGATATTTGATTGCGTTGATGATTCTGAAAAGGCGGCGGGTCTCCTCGGTGTTATCGGTGAACATCAAGATCGCGAGGTTAAAGACATTTAGTTCTATTTTGGATCCATCCCGCATTTTCACCGATAAAAAATCGAACATACATGGATCTCCTGCGGCCGGGTTTCCGTAGGATGATGCGAGGGTGAACACATCATCTGCGTAAAGTTTTTCGAGAATCTCCTTTGAAATATTTGCTGGCTTGAGATGGATCTCGTTAAAATCGGATTTTGCATGGGAGTTTTTTCCGAGCGGGAGCTGGCCGGATCTGATGAATATCTCGCAAATTTCAGGTCTATTTGGTGCAACCATCAGCCATTCTATTCAGTTTTTTTCCAAAGATAAAGCCATTCAATGGGCTCCGCGTTCATTCTGAGAGGGCTTGTTGTGGGTCGAGCTCAGGGCTCCATTCGCGACGCAACGCCGCCAACTGGTCCCGCAGCATTGATTCGTCCACTCCTGAAGAACTCCAACCCGTCCTCACCCCATTCCGCCGCAGCAGGCAGTGCTGGTATTGTGCCAACCGTGCCAGCGGCATGAACAGGATCCGCTCCTCGGGCCAGCCGGTTTCAGCGGCGACGGCGAAGACCTGGGCGGCTACGAAGCCGGGCTCGTCGCAGGCAGGGGCTTTTTTCCGCCGATCCCCAACACGGGATCGACCTGGGCCGCCTCCAGCTCGCGGCTCTGCGCCTCCAGGCGCTGGAAGGCGGTCTGGAAATCCTCCGGGGTCAGCCCGCCACAGAAGATCAGGGCGGCCTCCCGGAATCCCTGGTCGTTGAACGACGCGCGGACCACTTCGGGCCACGGGGCGCAGTGGGTGTAGACGAAGCCCATGATCGAGGACGTGAACTCCGGTGTGCCGTCCTTGGGCATTTCGCCCTTCACCAGCGGGTTGCCGGTTCGCAGCAGGACGTCGTAGCTGGCCAGCGAGAGCGGGCGCATCGCGTGGCCGGCGACGATGGTTTCCACGTCGTGGAAGGCGGCGGAAAGGAGCTTCTGGCGGTCGGTGTCGTCCATGGGATCTTCAGAGGTGGCGGAGGAACAGGTCTTCGGTGGCGGGTGAGGCGTCCAGCGGGATGAAGGCGATCTTGCCCCGGCGCTTCACGCAGGCCAGCGGCACGTCCCGCTTCACCTTGTCCACCAGCCGCTCGCGGTTGAGCAGGGCGCACTTGATGTAGGCGAAGGGGTGCTCGGAGTGGGAGAGGTGCCAGGCGTCGTCATGCCAGGCGGCGATGAGTTCCTTGGTCTGGAACTTGCCGCACGGGCTCTGCGGGTCGAAGAACCAGACGGTGCGCTCGCCGCGGATGCCGTCGCCGACGACGCGGACGAACGGCTTCTCGGCGAGTTCGATGCCCACGGCCGTCAGGGCGGCGGCGAGGCTGGTGTTGCTGGTGGCAGTGGAGGACAGGTGGGATACGGCGTTCATCGCTGGATCGGGACGTTAGAGAGTGGTTCAGGCACCGCCGCTGGCGACGAACGGGTAGTGGGTGGCGGTCAGGTCGATCTTCTCGAAGTCCTCGTTGTTGAGGCTGCGGCTGA